GTCCAGTTGGAAAATTTGCCGGAAAAATTGGAAGTAGAGTTCTTCCTGGTATTGGTGTTGCCACATATGGTATGGATGCTGCCGAAAGATTTAAAAAAGGAGATTGGGGTGGAGGTCTTTTAAGTACGGCTGGTGCGGTCACATCCGCTATTCCTGGTGTCGGATTGGTTGCCGGATTAGCTCCTGCTGCAATTCAGGCGGGGACTGATGCCTTAGGTCTTACTGGTGATAGGAGTAAGAAAGGTCCTAAGACTGTGGGCCCCAAACTTGTAGGACCTAAGATCGTTGGTCCAAAAATTGTAGGACCCAAATCTTCATCCCCTTCAGGAGGTGGTGGTAGATCTACTCCTTCAGGAGGTGGTGGTGGTTCTACACCTCCTCCAGCATCTCCAAAACCCATCCCAGCAAAACCAAAAGTAGCAGATAAAGCACCAGAAGGTGAAACTGCAATGCAGAAGTGGGCAAGAGCAAATCCAAAACTTGCTGATAGAGTAAAACCCGGACAATCTGGTTATGATGAGATTTCTGCAACTAGAACTAAACCAGGTCCTAACGAAAAGCAAGATCAAACTCCAACTACTGGACCAACTCCCGCAATCCCCGATTTAAAGAGTGTAAATGCAGATCTTAAAAAAGCAAATACTCCAGATGCATTGAACAAACCAGCACCAGCAAACTCTGCACTTGCGAAAGAACAAGAAAGAAGGAAAAGAGAAGCAGAAAAGGCAGGAAAAGAAGCACAAGCACAGACAGTAAACGCTTCTTACGAATATGATGCCTATGACCTTGTGCTTGAGTATCTCCTCTCACAGGGGCACGTAGAGACCTTAGAGGAGGCAAATTATGTGATGTTGGTAATGGATGCTGAAACTATTGGAACTATTGTTGAAGAATGTGAAAATGATTTACTTGCAGAAGAAATCACCGAATGGGTAAATGAACTTGTAGAAGACGGTTATGATCTTTCAGAATATACTTGGGAAGATCTTGCAGAGTATTATGTGAATGAAGCAAATAAAGCAGAAAAAATGCTTGGTTTAACTTCAAGACAACGTGAGAGAGCAAGAAATCTCAATCAATACACCGATAAACCCATATTTTATGGTACTAATCCAAATAGAAGAAAAAAAGCAGATAATAGTGATCCAATCTTGAATAAAGCACACAAAGCAATGACTGCAAAAAGAACAGCATCTCATAGAGCAGGAAGAGGAACAAGAGGTGATTCTGGAGAATCTACTAATGTCGTAAAATCACGCTATCAAGCAAATAAGGATCATGAAGATGGTTATCCTTCAATTACAAAAAGGGGTCAAGGTCCTACTTAGTAACTAAATCCTAACATAACTTAAAGGAGGCTTGACAAGTCTCCTTTTTTTGTGTAGACTAGGTTTGTCTCCGTTGAAGGATAAATAATAGCTCTATAAGACTACTAAATGAGCTATGAGAATCCTTGGAGATATAATGGGGAGATTTTTGAATCAAACCATATAGAAGATTATTTTGGATTCGTATATCTCATATCCTGTAAGACCACCGGTAGAAATTATATTGGACGCAAGTACCTTTGGCAGTTCAGAACCCCAAAAGGAAAAAAGAGAAAAGTAAAGTCAGAATCTGATTGGAAAAATTATTATGGTTCTTGCCCAGAATTAAAAGAAGATATAATCAAATACGGCAAGGAGTTCTTCAGTAGAGAAATTATAAGTCTTCATAAGACAAAAGGTAAATGTAACTTTGAGGAAACAAGACAACTTTTTCTAAATAATGTACTGACCGAATCACTTGACTCTGGGGTTCCGGCATACTATAATAGCAATATTCTCTCTAGATATTTTCGGAAAGACTATTATGATGACGCTACTGGAACAAACTCTTAGGTCTTCTCACGATTGGGCAGTTGATCGCATACATACATTATGTGAGAATAAGGATATTGAATCTGCACACGCAATTCAAGCAGAGTTTAGAGAATGGATGGATCCCGAGATCCCGCAACACGATGTTTTTTCACTCGAATACTTAGGAGAAGAATAATGAGAGTAGACCTTCACAATTTCTTTCAGTACTACGACCCAAAGAATCCAAAGCATGTTGCGGCAGTAGAGCAACTTGAAGTAGATTTGATAGGTAAATCTCCAGACCTGATGGAGGATACTGCAAATTGGGTGAAGATTTTTAGAACAAAACTAGAAGTAGTAATTCCAGGAATTTTAAATATTCCCTACTATCCTCAAACAGATAATTATAGAGATGCTAATCGTACTTGTAATAGTTCTGCCTGTGCTATGTGTCTTGAGTATTTTAAACCGGGAACTTTAGTAGGAGCAAAAGGTGATGATGCTTATGTTCAGAAAGTATTCGCAATCGGTGATACAACTGACCACTCAGTTCAAACCAAAGTTCTTGCTTCTTACGGAGTTAAGTCTGAGTTTAGGTATAATCTTGGGTTTGCTGACCTTAATCGTGAGTTGTCTGCTGGGAGACCCGTTGTTATTGGCATACTCCATCGTGGCACTCTATCTTCTCCTACTGGCGGGCATATGCTGTGTGTAATAGGTAAGAAGGGTGAGGACTATGTTGTAAATGACCCTTATGGTTCTTTGAATGATGGATACACAGGAGCAGTCACGAATGGTAAAGGTGCCGTATATAAGAAGTCAGACCTTCAGTATCGTTGGTTGGAGAAAGGAAAAGATAAAACTGGGTGGGGAAGAATTTTCAAATGACTATCAAATTCATAGATGCCGTAGAGAACCATAAAGACCTAGAGCATCAAAATCGTGCCTGGGCATTTCTTCAGGCATCAGTTCACAAAGAAATCTTGGATGAGTTTGCTAGGATTTATAGAAATCAAAAGGTAGAACCAACACTTGATGGACTACCACTTCAAGGTGTTGCACTTATCAAGGAATTTGAAGATTGTCATCTCAAAGCATATTATGATCCTCTTACAGGTGGGTTGCCCATTACGATTGGTTGGGGCAGCACTCGTAGAAAGGATGGAACCCGATTTATGATTGGGAATAAAATTACTCAAGAAGAAGCAGATGATTTGTTCTACTATCAACTTCGTCGTGAGTTTATTCCTGCTCTCCAAAAAATACCTTACTGGAGTGAAATGAATGACAATCAAAGAGGGTCTTTACTTTGCTTTGCTTACAATCTTGGTGCAGATTTTTATGGTCATCCTGACTTCAATACTATTACAAGAGTCCTGAAGAATAAGGAATGGAATGAGGTTCCAAAGTCACTAGAACTTTATCGTAATCCTGGAACTAATGTTGAAGCAGGATTATTGAGAAGAAGAAAAGCAGAAGGAAAACTTTGGTCTACACCATAAAAGGTTTTGCTATTCCTTCATTTATCATTCTCTCATTCACCGTAACTGGGTCTCCAACAAAATAAAGAGTGCCAAGTATCCTTCCATACTTATCTTCTTTGAAAGTTTCAATTACCCATTCACCTTCTCGGGACAGTTCTTTTTCTAACCACGCTTTTGTCGCAAGACCTTCTGCTTTTTCTTTAAGGTCTTTGGTTCTTGTTTCTGCGGCATTAATACCTTTGAGACGAACTCTTTGAACAGTTGTAAGATTGAATCCCAAATCTATTGAAACATCTAATGTGTCACCATCAACAATTCTTTCTATCTTCTTGATTTTATAGTGATACATTATCTTCTTCGTATGCTAATTTAAGTATATAGTATATTATATAAGCAGCACCGGCAAGTCCAATACCTAATAGTATATTTACACTCCATACTGGGTCAGTCATTTTCTTTTTCTTCAGGTTTTTTATTTAAGTTTGCCTTCAAAGCAATAATAGTTGCCAGAAGAGACATCAAAACTTGAATTGATTCTGATGTATTATCGTCACATTTACTTGGAGGTTTTGCTCCACTTTTATCAAATGCCTTTACAAGATACAGATAATGTAAACTAGTCATTACCTTGAAATTACATATTACATAATTTGTGAAAGTCATTCCAACAATTGCTGCTGCTACAAATGCAACCATCACAGGAACTATATTATCAAGTGTTGGATATTTGAATTTCATAATCGTCCTTCGGTTTTATGTATCCATTCCTTCAACTCAGCAACATATTTTCTGAGTTCTTGTGCCTTATTTAGATGCCATTCATCACCACTCCTGAGGTACTCGTGAGTGTGATTATCTATTGCCTTGAGAATATTGTGTATCGGTGTATTCCAGTGCTCTCTATGAGGTGTATTCCACTCTCGTGGCATAAAATGTGAAAAGTAGTTTGAAGTATTTAGATTCTCCGGAGACTTATTTACCTCTAACCACTTCTCAAACTGGCATACTTGACAGAACCTAAATAATCTCATATAGTGTAAAAGCAGAGTTTCGTGAGTGGATTCATATTCCTGATGATGTAAAGGAAATAGACATCATTTATATGGATATGGATTCTATAAATAATTAGAAACTATTCATATGAAGACGTTTCAAGAGTTTATATTGGAAGCAGAAATCAAGTGGAATACTGGAACTCTTAAAGGAAGTAAGAAAAGTCCCAGTGATACTGCAAAGCAAAGGAAAGCAAAACTAGAAAGAGATGCTAAGCAAAAACCATCCCCAAAAGTTTTTAGTAGAGTAACTAAAATTAAAAAGGGAATATCTGGTGCCGATGCTTTAGCAAAAGATACTGATCCAAAACCAGAAACTAGGGCATCTAGAATGCAAAGAACCGGTAAAATGAGAGTGAATACTGGATATGCTACATTTAAAGATACGCCCACAAGTTCTGTTGGTACTGAGAGTGGTGTAGATAGGACGGGAGTTCACGATTTGGGACAAGGAGGTCGTAGAACTGGTTCAGCAACTGCTCCGGGAGAAGTTGTATCAGATAGATATGGCAAGGTCACTGGTGGAAGAGGAACGAGGGTGAATCGTTCTGGTGGTACGGTCGGTAGAAAAGGATGACTTGACAAAACCTAAATAATCTCATATAATGCAAAGGAACCCACTCAAAAGGTGGGTTTTGTCATAATGAGTCTGTGACGTGACACTTAGAGCCGTGGAAGATGCCCTTCGAGAGAGGTGGTATACCCCTCTTCTATACGGATGCCGAATTCTATTAAAATTAATGCAACAATTTTTTACTGTAGCCTTTCCCCTTTTGGCAATGGTTACAACCAGCACGGCAACACTGCCCCAAGTGTTTCCTCCTCCACCCGTGAGTGGTCCGCCACCATTCTCTATTATTCAAGAGGATCCTACACGAAAGACAGCGACCAGAGAGGTTGCTCCAGTTAAACCAAAAGAAAAAAGACTAATTTGTAAAGGATGTAATACTAATGAAACGAAGACTGTAGAATTTCTACAGAATCGTGGAATTACTGACAAAAATGCCATAGCAACCATTATGGGCAATATCCGACAAGAATCTACCTTCACTCCTAATGTATGTGAGGGTGGTGCTATAGTGTCTTATAATTCTTGTAGGAGTGGTGGTTATGGTCTTATTCAATTTACCGATGCTCCAAGATATAACGGTCTTGGTAAGTTTGCTGCTCGTATTGGTGGAGACCCTTCCACACTTGATACTCAATTGAAATACATTATGTACGAAAGTGATTGGAAGATGATTGAACCTCATATGAAAACTCCCGGTAAGTCTATTAATGATTATATGAGACTTGCTAGAAAGTGGATACGTTGGGGCGATCACGGTGCCCGAACTGACTTTGCTTATAATTATGCAAATCGTTTAGTTCTTACTGAAGTCTAAAATTCATAAAATTGAATAAATATAGGAGGGCACTCATAACCCTCCTTTTTTTATGTTTAATTTCAATTTCGGCAAGAAGAAACCTGATATAAAACAATATGCAATTATAGGAGTCGTATTATCTTCTGTGATTGTAATACTCTCACAGTGTTCCAGTATTCCTAGCAATCAACTTTGGGATTTACTGGATGAGATACAAAGAAAATATTTTCCACAAACTATACTAAATGAGTTTATTATCAAAGATGATGAAAAACTCAAAAGAAGAATTAAGAGAGATGTTGATAGGGCAATTGATGATTATTGGAAACAATCTGGAGAGAAACCAGTAGAAGTTCCTGCTCCAATATTTTCAGAAAAATCTGTTGATAAATCTGTGTGTTATACCGAAGAATGTAAGTCACTCGGTGGAGAAATGCGGTTATGTGCTCCTTGGGTGTCTGGATGTAACTAAAAGTCGTATATATAACCATATCCTATTTTATTTTGGAGATTATTATGTCTGTATCACAAGAACTACTGAGTGCGATTGAAGCATGGAAAGTAGAAGACGAAAAGTTCACTGCCGGTAATAGTGCCGCTGGTACTCGTGCCCGTAAGGCACTTCAGGAAGTTGCCAAACTGGTCAAGACCCGTAGAAGTGAGATTACCGAAGAGAAGAACGCCCGTAAGGAAGCAAAGGGTTGACTTTAGTGCCCTGATGCCTTATAGTAGGTTCACGGGTGAAGGAGGTCCAAACTTCTTATAAATCCCACACCTCCCATGCCTCTCAACGATGCACAAACAGGGAGGTTCCTTTATGGGTCGTTGGCAGATAGGTTTATGCACCCGGCTTTTAACCGGTAGAGAAAGGTTCAATTCCTTTACGACCCATTGACAATCAAACCCATAACTGGTATGATTGTCTTATGGGCACATAGTTAAATGGACATAACCCGATTCTTCTAAAATTGTGTTCCTGGTTCGATTCCAGGTGTGCCTGTTGGAGATTTATTCTCCAAACCATTCCCCTATAGCTCAATTGGCAGAGTATTTGACTGTTAATCAAAGTGTTCCTGGTTCGAGTCCAGGTGGGGGAGTTTGGGGGCATAGCTCAATTGGTAGAGCACTTGCTTTGCAAGCAAGATGTTTCGGGTTCGAGTCCCGATGCTTCCATTAG